TATATGCTTGCGGTTATCCGTGACCCGTCTGCAACTCAACTCCGGCGTGACCGGATGGCGATCGCGGCAGCACCCTACTGTCACCCACGGGTAGCCGACGCCACAAAGGGGAAGAAGGATCAACGGGCCGAGGCAGCGGCGACGGCGGGCGGGGCCGGCACCGACTGGGCCGACGATCTGGAAATTGATAGCCGGGCCAACTGATGCTGACCCAGGCCTGGGATACGAGCTGCCGAGACTGGGAAGAGCGCATCCTCGACGGCCGCTCGTTGGTGCCGGAGCTGCCCCTATTTCCGGAGGAGGCCGCGAAGGCGCTGCGGTGTTTCGGCCGGCTGCGACTGCCGGATGTCATCGGTACGCCGAAGCTGGGCGAGGTTTGCGGCCCTTGGTTTCTGCCGATCGTGTCTGCGCTGTTCGGCAGCTATGATCCGGCGACCAATATCCGGCACATCTCGGAACTTTTTTTGCTCATACCCAAAGGGAACAGCAAGTCCAGCAACGGCGGGGCGGTGATGTTGACCGCGATGATCGTCAATCGTCGGCCTGAGGCCGAGTTCATGTTTATCGCACCGACGATGGAAATTGCAGCGATTGCCTACAAGCAGGCAAAGGGGACCATCAGACTCGACGCCGAGCTGTCCAAAATTTTCCATGTGCAGGATCACATCCGGAAGATCACGCACCGGCAGACGGGCGCAACGCTGGCGATCAAAGCGGCCGACACCGATACGATTACCGGATCGAAATGCACGGGCACGATGATCGATGAGACGCACCAATTTGCGAGGAAGAGCAACGCTGCGGAAGTGTTCGTCGAATTGCGTGGCGCGCTGACGAAGAGAACGGACGGGTTCTTGTTCCAGACGACAACGCAAAGCAAACAGGCGCCGAGCGGCGTCTTTGCGAGCGAGCTGGCGATGGCGCGCGCGGTGCGCGACGGCAAAATGGGCCCCATGCCCTTGCTCCCGGTTTTGTACGAGCTGCCCGACCGGCTGGCGAAAGACGGTGGCTGGAAGGACAGGCGTTACTGGCCGATGGTCAATCCGAATTTGGGGCGCTCGACCAACGAGGACTTTCTGGCGCGCGAGGTAATGCGCGCCGAGGCGGACGGGCCCGCGGCGGTCGCATTGATCGCGAGCCAGCATTTCAATGTTCAAATTGGGATGTCGCTGCGCGCTGACGGCTGGGCCGGCGCGAACTACTGGGGCCGCGGTGTCGAGGAGGGACTGACGCTGGATGCGGTGCTCGAGCGCTCGGAGGCCGTCGTGGTTGGCATCGACGGCGGCGGGCTCGATGATCTCTTGGGCATTGCGGTTCTGGGGCGCGAGCGGGAAACCAAGCAGCATCTCGCCTGGACGCATGCGCTGATATCGCCGGAAGGGCTCGAGCGGCGCAAGGCGAACATGAGTTTCTATGAAAAGTTCATGGCTGACGGCGATCTGACCGTGGTCGAGGAATTGCCTGACGACATCAGCTACGTCACCGACATCGTTGAGAAGGTGAAGGCCAGCAAGAAGCTATCCGGGGTTGGTGTTGACGCGGTGGGGATTGGTGGCATCGTCGACAAGCTGGCGACTATTGGCGTTACGCAAGAGGACAAGATGCTGGTCGGCATCCGCCAGGGCATTTCGTTGATGGGCGCGATTAAGACTGTTGAGCGCAAGCTGGTTGACGGCAGCTTCAAGCACGGGGGCCAGGCGCTGATGACATGGTGTGCCGGCAATGCGCGGATCGTGCCGACGCCGACCGGGATGCGGGTTGCACGGGATGACAGCGGTTATGGGAAGATCGATCCGCTGATGGCGCTGTTCAATGCCTCGGCTTTGCTCGCGCTCAATCCGAACCCGCAGCCGAGGTATCAGTTGTTCTTCGCGTAAGAGGCAACAAGGAGGCCGCAATGGCACAGCAGCAGACCTACCAAGGCAAGAACGTCGAAGTTCGCGATGCCCACAAGGGCGATCCTGGATTCGTCGATGGCACCGACCAGGTCGTCATCACGCTTGAGGACGGCACGCACAAGACCGTCACCGACGCCATCGTGGCTTCCGGTGTCGAGCTGTTCGCCCCCGGACGACCGGTCTCCGATGAGGAGGCCGCTGCCATGCTCAGGGCCGCGCTCACCCTGTTCAAGCGTTGGGGGGTGACGGATGACCAGGCCGCCACCCTGCTCGATCTGCCGGGGCGGACCTTCGCGCGCTGGAAAGCGCAGCGAAGTGCAGGAAAGACGCTAACGGAAGCCGAACCCTTCGGGTGAAGGGTTCGGCGAGAGGCGGCCGGTCCTGCTGATCGGGTTTGCTTTTGGTTGCCGTTTAACGCCGGGGCCACCACGCCCGAACACCCGATCAAGCCGACACGCGGCCGTCTCTCACCGAACCCTTCTTCGCGAATTACCAGCTCTTGCCGGCCCAAGTCCAGGTGGCGACGTCATTGCGGCGGGCGATGCGCTGGAGCCGGCGGGCCTCCTCAAGGCGGCGAAGGGCTTCCTTCTTGGAGACCTTGCTGGCCTTCGGGGCGGTCTTGGTCTTGGTGGTCTTGGTCATGTCCGTCTTCCTTCGTTCTGATGATTTGAATGTATAGTATTCGTAGAGCAATGCAAGTAGAAAATAGCGAATACTTGGCGCTGTAGTTGGTTATTTTTTGGACAACCCAGTAAATGGCATGTCGCAATACAATCTAGTCTTGGTCTTGTGGGCGCTGTCGGTCATCGCCGCCGGCGCCATCGTCGTTGTGTTGTTGTTCTGAAGGAAACACCGTCATGCTGAACCGGGCTTACAGCCTGCTGTCGATAAAGCAGGTCGACGAGGACGCGCGCCAGATTACCGGCATGGCGACGACGCCAACGCCGGATCGGATCGACGACGTGATCGAGCCTGAGGGCGCGCAGTTCAAGCTGCCGCTGCCGCTGCTTTGGCAGCACGACTCCAAGCAGCCGATCGGCCACGTCACGAAGGCGAAAGTCAGCAAGGCCGGCATCGAGATCGTCGCCAACATCGCGCGCATTGCCGAACCGGGACGACTCAAGGATCGCCTCGACGAAGCATGGCAATCAATCAAAGCTAAGCTGGTGCAGGGCCTCTCGATCGGATTTCAGCCGATCGAGACGGAATGGATCGACAAGACTAAGGGGATGCGATTCCTCAAATGGGATTTCCTGGAGCTATCGTGCGTGACCGTTCCAGCGAATGCAGAATGCAGCATCGCGACCATTAAATCGATCGACACCGCGCAGCGGGCTGTGCCTGGCCAACGAAGGCTGCACCATGTCGTTCATCTCACCCCGCCCGTTGCATCGGGACAATCTCAACCGATTGCCCAGGAGGGCGCTACGATGAAGACGATTGCAGAGCAGATCACTGCTCTTGAGGCCAAGCGCATGGCGAGCGCCGCGCGCATGGAAGCCATCATGCAGAAGACGCTTGATGAGGAACGTACGACCAACGCGGAGGAGCAGGACGACTTCGACAAACTATCAGGCGATGTCGAGGCCATCGACAAGGATCTTGTGCGCCTGCGCGCGGTCGAGAAGGCCAAGGCGTTTGCCGCCAAGCCAGTTGCCAAGGCCGAGACTGCCGCCGAAGGCGCTGCGCTGCGCGGTGGCATTGTCATCCGGACCCAACCGGCTTTGCCGCCCGGCATCGAGGCCACACGCATCTGGAAATGCCAGATGAACTCACTGCTGTCGATGACGCGCCAGTTCTTCAGCCCCGCTGAAATGGCGGCCCGGATGTATGGTCAGGATTCAACTGTCCACGAAACTTTGACAAAGGCCAATGTGCCGGCCGCATCAACTATCAGTGGTAACTGGGCCGCCAACCTAGTCGGCGCGGAGACCACTGCGCTGGCTGACTTCGTTGCATACCTTCGCCCGATGACGATCCTGGGAAGGTTCGGAACTGGTGGCGTCCCGGCGCTACGGACAGTGCCATTTCGTACGCCGTTGATCACTCAAACTGGCGGCGGTGCTGGTTACTGGGTCGGACAAGGAAAAGCCAAGCCGCTCACCTCGTTCGCGTTCACCCGCACGACGTTGGCGCCGTTAAAGGTCGCGAACATATGCGCCGTAACGGATGAGTGCATTCGCGACAGCAGTCCGAAGGCCGACATGATCATTCGTGACAGTTTGGCCGAGGCGCTGCGCGAGCGGCTCGATCTCGACTTCATCACGCCGACTAAAGCAGCGGTATCCGGGGTCTCGCCTGCCTCGATCACCAATGGCGCCGCGACGATCGTCTCATCCGGTGATGATGCCGACGACATCCGCCTCGATATTCGTTCGCTCTATGCCAAATTCAGCGCGGCCAATAACCCGGTATCGAGCGGCGTCTGGATCATGTCGTCGAACAACGCTGTTGCCCTGGCGATGATGACCAATCCGTTGGGGCAGCCTGAGTTCGGATCGATGACCATGA